ATTTGTCGCAAGATAACCTTGACGCTGAAATTTCCAAATACGAAAAGGACAGTGTGTTTTACAGGCGGGATATTTTGGGCAAAAGATGTGCGGCAGAGGGCGTTATATACCGTCAGTTTGCGGACAAGCCTGACCGCTTTTTTGCAACAAGCACGCCGAAGATTATGTTTGCCACTATCGGCGTAGACTTTGGCGGGAACCAGTCGGCCCATGCTTTTGTGTGTAACGGGTACACAAAAGGCTTTCAGGAAGTTATCACGTTAGACGAGGTATATATCAAAGAGAAAATCAGCCCGGAGCGGCTCAACAATGAATTTATTCAGTTTGTGCGGAAATGCCTTGTGCACTACCCTGTTTATGACGTTTTTTGCGACAGTGCAGAAACAACGCTGATACAGGGGCTAAAGGCCGCGGCGTTTGCCGATAAGCTCCCTGTTAACATTCACAACGCAAAAAAGACGCGGATTACGGACCGCATACGCTTTTACAACACAATTATGGCACAGGGACGATATCAGGTGATGCCGCATTGTAAGCACGTGATAGAGGCGCTCTGCTCCGCTGTTTGGGATGATAAAAAACTGGAGGACACACGGTTGGACGACGGCTCGCTGAATGTGGACAGTTTGGACGCTTTAGAGTATGCCACAGAGCGGTATATGCGGGATATCATTAAAATCGGAGGTATTTTACGTTGAAAGGATTATTAAAAACGCTTGGATACGACGTTATAACAGACCTGAACACGCAGCGTATCCATGACTGGCTGGCCTGGTATAAGGGATATGTGAAAGAATTTCACGATTACAGGATTTATAACGGCAAAAAGAGCGTTACACAGCGCAGGGCATCACTCAACATGGCGAAAAAGGTCTGTGAGGATTGGGCCAATCTGCTGATGAATGAAAAGGTTATGTTTACTGTTGGGAGTGATGCGCAGACAAACCGCGTAAAAGAGATTTTAGAGCAAAACAAATTCCGTGTTCGGGCAAACCAGCTCGTTGAACTCAGCTTTGCATTGGGTACCGGCGCATTTGTGGAGTTTGCGGACGAAAACGGGATTAACATTGATTATGTGACGGCAGACAAGATTTTTCCCATATCTGCGGAAAATGGGCAGATAACAGAGTGCGCTTTTTGCTCTATTAAGCTGATTGGCGGCAAAAAACACTATTACCTGAATATCCATGTCAAAGATGGGAGCGGGTATAAGGTTATCAACCGTCTGTTTGACGATAACAAAAGGCCCTGCCCTCTTCCGAACGGTATGCAGGACGAATTTGAAACCGGCTACGACAAGCCGTTTTTTCAGATTATTCAGCCGAACATCACAAGCAACATTGACATTGACAGCGTTATGGGCGTGTCGGTATATGCGAACTGCCTTGATGTGTTTCGCGCAATTGACGTTGTGTTTGACAGCTACCGCAACGAGTTCATTTTAGGCAAAAAGAGAGTTGTTGTATCTACAACTATCACAGATACCAGCATTGACGAGGACGGCAACCCCCGCCCGGTGTTTGATGCAAATGATGTGGCGTTTTATGCGCTGCCTGAGGGTGACGACGACAAACGGCTTGTGCAGGAACTTAACATGGAGCTTAGGACGCAGGCCCACGATTCAGCTTTGCGGCAAAACTTAAATTTGTTATCTGAAAAATGCGGGTTTGGGCCGGGACATTTTGATTTTGAGAAAAGCGGCGGCTTAAAAACCGCTACAGAGATTATTTCTGACAAGTCTGACTTGTTTCAGAACCTGAAAAAGCATGAGCTTGTTTTAAACGACGCCTTGACGGATTTAGTCCGGGCAGTCATTTATATGGATTCAGGAGCCTTAGACATTCCTGTTGAAATTGATTTTGACGATTCCATTATTGAAGACAGAAAGAGCGAATATCAGGAGCGTTCTCAGCTTGTGACCTCAGGAGTAATGACAAAATCAGAAATGCGGCAGTGGTATTTTGGCGAAACAAAGGAACAGGCTGACGCTGCTATTGCTGCCATGACGGAGGATTATGTGCCCGAGGAGGGGTAAGCCTTGCTTGAACCTGATGTATTAGACTATATATTAAACAGCCTCAGTGTACATAAGCAGCTACAGGAAAGCATCATTCGGGATATTGTGCGGCGGATTGTGAAAGGCGGCCTCTCCCCTGCTGATTCCTTAACAGAAACCGCGGCGTATCAGGCGGAGATTTTACAAAAGGCCGGCATTGTGTACGACGACATTGTAAAGCTTGTTGCAGAAAGCTCAGACGCTTTATATTATGACATAAAAACAGCCTTTGACAGCGCGGAGGTTGAAATTTTTAATTTTGATGATGAAGTGCTGCTCTCAAACGGTTATGAGCCGGAGACGGTGAAAACGCTGTCTCCGGAAATGAAACAGATGTGGGAGGCTTCTTTATCCAAAACCTTCACGGAAGCGGAAAACCTGACAAAGACCATTGCCTTAACAAGCCAAAATGCGTATATATCCGCTTGTGATTTAGCGCATATGCAGGTTGCAAGCGGCTCCTTTACATATAGCCAGGCGATAGCAAATGCCGCAAAACAGGCGTCAATACAAGGGACAAAGGTTTTATATGCCTCCGGCGCTGTGGCAAACTTAGACTATGCTGTTCGGCGCTCTGTTTTAACCGGTGTAAATCAGACTGCGGCAAACCTTATGTTTTCTAAGGCGCAAGAACTGGAACATGATTTGATGCAGACAACGGCCCACTATGGGGCGCGACCGGAACACAGCTTGTGGCAGGGGTGCGTAGTTTCCCTTTCCGGGCGTGCAGGGTACCACTCCCTTGATTATGTTGGTTACGGCACTGTAACGGGCATTTTCGGCGCAAATTGCAAGCATAACTGGTATATGTATTTCGGGTTTTCGCCCTATACCAAAGAGATGTTGGAGGATATGCGAAATAAGACGGTTACCTACAACGGGCAGGAAATACCCATGTATGACGCACTGCAAAAACAGCGCGGGTTAGAGCGGCATGTGAAGACGACCAAACGGCAGCTTGTGGGACTGGACGAGGCGTTAAAGAACACGCCTGTTAAGGATTACCTTGCCTTAAAAACGGAATTTCAGGCCGGGGCCGTGAAGCTGAAACGGCAGGAGGCGCGTATTGCTGATTTTTGCAAACAGACAGGCTTAAAACGCGACCGGTTCCGGGAGCAGGTATTTTCTGCTGAAACAGAAAACGGCATTAAAAGCTGGACGAAATCAGTCAGCCAAAAGGCGGTTATGGCGAATAGGAACGCATTGACAAATGCTGCGAAAAAGGATATAATGTATACATCAAAGAAAATTGAGGTAGCAGATGTGCGTTATATAGGGAAAATTGACAGAAAAATACTTAACAGTGAATTTGGAAACCTAAAAACAGATGAGGTTGTGTTGACAGACGAGCGTAAATTGCATATTCAAGAAAGGCATCCTAATGACTTTGCATTGTTCGACAAAAATTGCAGAAGTATCTTAACGTCTCCTGATCTTGTATTAAAAGACGTAAAGCACGAAAACACGGCGTTTATAATTAAGCATGTCGAACAGACCAATATCAATGTGATACTAAAGCTTTCTGTGCTTGATGATAAAAAGCATCCAAAAAATTCAATAATGAGTGCTTATAGAATCAGGGATAAAAATGTTAAAAAACTTGAAAAAACACACAAAACACTTTACAAAAAAGAATAATTGTGTTATAATGTACATACAATGAAATTGGTGTTTTGAAGTAGAGAATGTGCTGCTACGCACCGTCAGGTCAAAAGAAATGCGGGAAGGGGCACACCCGCCAAAGCACCGTTCTAAAGGGTTGCATATGCAGCCCTTTTCCTTTGTAAAAAACAAAATAAAACAAGTTAAATTGAGCATTGTGCATGAGCGCAGTGCTTTTTTTATACCCAAATTGCCCCGGGCATGGCATTTAAACTGCCCCCGCCTTTAAGGAGAGACACCTGATTTAAAAACGTCGGCGGCAAGGAGTTTTATGGATTTTTTAAAGGACATTTTAGGCGAGGAGCTCTTTTCCTCTGTTTCCGGGAAAATCAATGCGTTTAACAAGGCAAATCCGGATAAGCCTGTGAAACTTGCGGATTTATCCTCCGGCGGGTATGTTGACAAAAACAAATATGCCGACATGGAAACGCTGGCAAACGGATATAAGAGCCAAATTGCACAGCGCGATAAGGACATTGCGGAGCTGAAAAAGCAGACAAGCAACGGGGAACTGCAAGGTGCGCTTAACGCGCTGCAAAAAAAGTATGACGACGACACCGCATCTTTGACTGAGCAGCTAAAGCAGACAAAATTTAATTCTGCTTTGGATTTGGCTTTGGCAGGGAGCGGTGCCAGGAACACAAAAGCTCTGCGCGGGCTTTTAGACATGGACAAAATTAAACTGGAAAATGACGAGCTTACCGGATTTTCGGAGCAGTTAGAGCAAATTCGCGCCGACAACAACTATTTGTTCGAGACGCCAAAAACACCGGCAGGCGGCATGCGTCAGGGCAAAGGCAGCGGCGCGTCTGACGACAGCTTTATTTCAGCCATGCGAAGCGCGGCAGGGTTAAAAGACGAAAAAGGAGATTGATAATTTATGGCAAATTCTATTGCATTAGCACAGAAATTTGTGCCCGTGATTGACGACATTTATAAAGCGGGCTCTGTGACACAGATTTTGGACGCGCAGACGCAGAATGTTGATTTTGCAGGCGTTAACACCGTTAAGGTATTAAAGGTTTCAACAACCGGGCTGGGCGATTATTCGCGCTCTACGGGATATCCGAAGGGCGACGTTACGGCCAGCTGGGAAACCATGAAACTGACCGAGGAACGCGGAAAAGAGATTTCCATTGACCGCATGGACGACGAAGAGACTTTGGGCATGGCATTTGGTGCCGTGACAGGAACTTTCATGCGCGACAACGTGATTCCTGAACTGGACGCTTACCGGTTTGCAAAGTATGCGTCTACCTCAGGTATTCTTTCTAAAACGGCGACGGCGGCGCTTGACAAAACCACCATTATCGGAGAGATTGACGCTGCTGTAAAGTCTATGGACGCGGCGGAGGTACCAGCGGACGGACGTATTTTGTTCGTAAACTCTGACTTAAAGCCCGTGTTAAACCATGCTTTAAGCAGAGAATGGGGGAACGATACGGTAATTAACACCGGCATAACCAACTACAACGGCATGCAGATTGTTTACGTTGTTCCCTCTCGTTTTTACTCTGCCATCACATTAAATGACGGTGTAACCGCGCCGGCGGAAGGTACGGTTTCTTGGGGATATGCAAAAGGCACAAGCGCAAAGGCGCTTAACTTTATGATTATTTACCCGCAGTCTGTTTTACAGGCTAAAAAGTTTGCGCTTCCCAAAATCTTTACGCCGGACGAAAACCAGACCATGGACGCCTGGAAGTTCCAGTTCAGGCTGTATCACGACGCATTTGTTTATGACAACAAGGCAAAGGGCATTTTTGCCCACATTGCAAATGCATAAGGAGGGCGCCTATGTTAGTTGTAAAACCGGGCATTGAGCGCAACATTTCGCCGGATAAGCTGCCGGAATACAAGGACAAAGGGTTTGAGCCGGCGGAGGGAAATAAGCCGGAAAAGAAAGCAAAGACGAGTAAGCCGGAAAGGTAAGGTGCGGCCTGTGGAATATGTGTATATCGGCAATAAAATTCCGCCTGAGGAGGCCGCAGACTACATGCACAAGGCTTATTTATATCTGAAAAACATCACGCTGGGGAGAGTGGACACCGCGCCGGAGGCCGAGGGTGTAAGCGCTGCCGTTTCTGAGATTGCCGAAGCCATGTATATCACAGGGAGCCGGTTTGGGATTGCCTCTGAAAACAATGACGGGTATTCCGTATCGTTTACAGGGGATACGCCCGGGCGCACGTTTTACCGCATTGCGGCGCGGTATCTTCCCCCGGGCATGTTGTCGCGGAGGTGTGACATGGTATGGTAAATTTAGAGGCTGTCACGCTGTATCATCTGGTAGACGAGGATGCGGGCATCTTTGCGCGGACGGTTTACCGCGGGTCGGTGTATCGGTCGGAGGCGGTGAAATCGGAGAAAGCGGGGTTTGTAAACGGTGACGTTTATAAAATCCGGATTCCCGGCACGGAACAGATTCCGGTTACCACATCAGACTATGTTTATATCGGGATTGGGCCTGATGTGCCGCAAGCGGCAGAGTGCAAACGCATTCAAAAAATCTGCGACAATCGGCGCGGCGTGCTCCCCCACTACAGAATTGAGGCGGTTTAATGGATTTTGAGTTTACGATGCATGCCGACGTCAACATAAATAGCCGCGGCGAAATTTTGAAAAGACGCGGGCTTGAAAAAAACGGCATGGCCCAGCAAGTTTTAGATAACTTGGTATTGCAGACCTGCGACCCATATGTGCCCTTTGACACCGGAATGCTGCGGGATTCCGGTACAATCCACACCGTAATTGGCAGCGGCGTTGTGCAGTATAAAACACCGTATGCTCGCAAGCAGTATTATGAAAACAAAGGCGGCTTGGGGCTGCGCGGCAAGATGTGGTTTGAGCGGGCTAAAGCCGACCATTTGGCCGCATGGGGCCGTGCAGTGGAAGACGTTACAGGAGGAGAGGTGACGCTTTTTTAATGATTATTGACGCAGTAAAAGAGTATATTCAAAAAGAATGCCCGTATGTTTCGGGCAAGAAGATTAAAGTAAACAATTTGGGCGAGAAGCCAGTTTCCATGTCGATTGAACAGGTGCCGGGCAGTCCGGTAATCAAGAAGTATGTAGACGGCGGGTCGCAGCGGCAGATGATTTTTGTGCTTGCGTCCCGCGAGGAATATACAGAGCCCGATTGGAAGCAGATTGAGGTTGCGCAGTTTTACGAAAAATTGCAGAATTGGTTTGAGGAACAAAATGCGAAAAAAACGTTTCCAGATATTGGGGACGGGCTGAAACCTTTGCGGTTTGAAGTGTCTTCCAGCGCATATCTTATGTCGTCGGATTACACGACGGCGCGGTATCAGATTCAGTGCAAATTGATTTACTACAAAGAGAGGAGATAAAAAAATGGGTTTTGATTTGACAAAACGCAGTGACGTTGTTGCGTTTTATGGCATTAAGGGTTCTGCTGACACGGTGACGTATCACCGCATGAAAGGGTTTACGGAGATTTCCACCTCGCTGAACCCCAAAGAATATACAAGGCAGTATGTGGACGAGGACTTTGAACGGACGGACATTACCGGGTATGGACGGTCTATTTCATATGCTATGGACGAGCTGACAGACGACCCGGTGCAGACAGACCTTATTTCCGTCGAGGAAGACGAGCTGACGGGGTCTGCCGCGGTGCGCGAAATTGTTATGGTTTATTTAAACAAACCGGTGTCGGGCAGCGAAGGCGCGTATGAGGCGAGAAAGCGGAGCTTTACGGTTATTCCCGATTCCTCCGGCGATTCGCTGGACGCTATGACCCACAGCGGGACGCTTCGGGCAAACGGCGACATGGTAATCGGGAAAGCGACAACCACCGACGAATGGCAGACTATGACATTTACAGAAGACACGGAATAACGGGCGGGGCCTTGCGCCCCTCCCCTTTTGTTTAAGGAGATGTGTGAAATGGCAAAATTTAAATTTGGTAAATTTGAAACGGAAATCGACGCGACAGACGTTGATTTTATGGAAAAGTATGAAACAGAAGTAAAAAAATACACAGACAGCGCGGTTAAAATCAGCGAGAATCCGCCCGAAACAGATTCCGCCGGTTTAAAGCTTTTATGCGGCATATTTTTTACATTTTTCGACGCAATGTTCGGAGAAGATGCGCGCCAAAAAATGTTTGGTGAAAAACGGAGTTTGAAACTGTGCTTTGAAGCGTTTGGCGCTCTGTCCGACTGCGTTAAAAACGATGATGCGGCTTTAAAGGCCGCCAACAGATTCATAGGCAACAGAGCTCAGCGCAGAGCCAATCAATAATGGACTTATTTACAAATCCGCTCCCGCAGACGATAACCGTGAACGGGAAAGACTTTCCAATTGCCACAGATTTTAGGGTGTGGGTGCAGTTTGATTGCCTGACTGAGCGCAAAACCATGGGCCCAGATACATTGGCCGAGGTGTTGGCCCTTGTTTTCCCGGAGCGTGTTTTGCCGGATCGTATCTTGCCGGACAGCCTGAGCGACACGCTCTCTGCGTTGTTTCGGTTCTATGCCTGCGGGGAGGACGGGAACAAAAGAAAAAAAAGTACACCCAGAAGCCAAAAGCGCGTTGTTTCTTTCGCCCATGATTCGCCGCTGATTTACGCCGCGTTTCTGGCGCAGTATGGAATTGACCTGACGCGCGAAAATCTGCACTGGTGGAAGTTTCGTGCGTTATTTGACGGGTTGAATGAACACCAGAAAATATGTGATGTAGTTGGCTACCGCGCGGCGGATTTAACCAAGATAAAGGACAAAGAGCGCAGGGCTTTTTACCGAAAAATGCAGGAAATTTATAAGCTCCCCGACACGCGGAGCATCGATGAGATTGAACAAGATAACATAAAATGTTTGGCGGCATTTTTTTAAACGCCGCACGAAAGCAAGGGGGCGACGAGTATTGAAAAAATAAAATGCCCTTACTGCGGGCATGAATCATCCGCTGTTATGGCGAAAAAGAAAGCCATATGCAGCGGCGTATTTATGCGGTGTAAAAACAAAGATTGTAAAAAAGTATTTGAAATAAAAATTAAATCCACCTAACAGTGCCGATGTGCCGTTGGATTCACAAGGAGTGTGATGACAATTGGCATATGACGGCAGTGTAAAATTTGATACAAAAATAGATTCGGCAGGGTTTCAGAGGGATTTAGGCAAAATGAAATCTGCCGCAAAAACAGCGTTTACGGCTATCGGTGCGGCGGCAACAGGCGCGGTTGTGGCATCTGCAAAAATCGGAATTGGGTTTGAAAGCGCATTTGCAGGTGTAAAAAAGACAGTTAACGCAACCGACGACCAGCTTGCAAAGCTGCGCGACGGCATTCGCGACATGGCGAAAGAGATACCGTCTTCTGCCAATGAGATTGCTGGGATTGCTGAGGCCGCCGGGCAGTTGGGCATTAAGACGGATAGTATTTTGTCGTTTACCCGCGTTATGTCAGACTTGGGCGTCGCGACCAACCTTGCCGGGGACGAGGCCGCTTCTACCCTGGCTAAGTTTGCAAATATTACGGGAATGCCTCAGGAAAATTTTGACCGGTTAGGCTCAACAATCGTTGCGCTGGGAAATAATTTAGCGACGACGGAGGCGGATATTGCGGCAATGGCGATGCGCCTTGCCGGTGCCGGTACGCAAGTTGGCATGACGGAAGCTCAAATCTTGTCATTTGCCGGTGCTCTTTCTTCCGTCGGAATTGAGGCAGAGGCTGGCGGCAGTGCGTTTTCCCGCGTGATGTCTGACATGCAGCTGGCAGTTGAAACCAACTCGAAAGATCTGAAAAAGTACGCCAAAGTCGCGGGAATGACGGGCGACCAGTTTAAAAAATCGTTTCAGAAAGACGCGGCCGGAGCGATATTAGAGTTTGTTAAGGGCCTTAATAACACAGCGCGCAACGGTAAAAGCGCGACGGCTGTTTTGGCCGACATGGGGATTGAGGAAATACGGCTTTCGGACGCTTTAAAACGTGCCGCCGGTGCTTCCGGCGTGTTTGAGGACGCGGTTAAGCTCGGCAGCGAAGCGTGGGAGGAAAACACCGCGCTGGCAAAAGAAGCTGAACAGCGGTATGCAACTACGGAATCTAAGATTAAAATTCTTGGCAACAGCGTAAAGGATTTGGGGATTACTGCGTGGGACGCTTTTTCTGGTTCTTTTGGCAAATCAATAGATTCAGCGAATGATAAAGTGGGTGATTTGTCGCGCGCAATGTCAAGCGGCGAATTAAAAGGCGCATTGGAAAACGTTGGAGCTCTGTTTGGGTCTTTGGTGGACGTTGCTGTTTCTTTGGCGAGTGCCGCCCTGCCGCCTTTGATTGGTATACTTGGAAAAATCGGAGAAAACAGCACCTACGTTGCTAGAAATATAGGCGTATTGAGTGCGGCAATGTTGTCATATAAGGCAGCTACAGCAGCAGCTAACGCAGCAGAAACCATATCTGCTGCTACAAAAACGGCTCATGCTGCCGGCGTGTCTGGTTTGAATATTGCAATTGGAATATTAAATGGTAATTTGACAAAAGAAACCACGTTAACAGCCGCGAAAACCGTTGCGGAGGGCGCAGCAACAGCAGGCACAGCGGCACATGCTGCCGCGCAAACAGCGTTAAACGCAGCAATGAGCGCGAATGTAATTGGCGTTGTAATTGCAAGTCTTGCTGCGTTAGGTGTTGCTATCGGAATTGCAGTAGCAAATACAAACAAAGAAACTGAGGCTGAGAAAAGACACCGTGAACAGCTTGAAAAAACAAAATCTGCCATTGAAGAAACAAAAAAAACCTATGATGACTTTAAAGATTCTCAGTTAAAATCCATTACAGCGGATGAAACAAAAGTAGAAAACTCAAAAAGACTTGCATCTGAGCTTTTGGAGTTAGCTGATGCAAATGGCAAGGTTAACGAAGCGGACCGCGCACGTGCTGATTTTATTTTAGGAGAGCTCAATAGTAGTCTTGGCACAGAATATAAAATGGTTGATGGTGTAATCCAAAAGTATCAAGGATTACGAGATACAATCATGGATGTTATTGAGGCAAAAAAATATGAAGTATTAATGTCGTGGGCCGAAGATGGTTATGAAAACTACATAAACGGAATTTCCGAAGCGGAAAAAAATCTTAACACCATTTACGCTAAAAATATTGAAGTCATAGATAAATATTTACAAAAAAGAAGTTCGGGTGCGGAAGATTTAAAAGAGTATGTCGACCAAAATAAGGATGTTATAGAAAGTTATACAAAAGCCGAAGATACATATCTTAGAATGATGGCCGACCGCACAACATATGAAACCGCCGCTGAAATAGCATCTAAAAACGGAACTGAGGCGGCTATTTCTTATTTAGAAGATAGAAAATCCGCTTATGCAAATGCTTCAAAAGCCGAATCCCTTTATGCGAGCGATTCGGAAACAAACGCACAAAGACTACGTGATATCTATGTAAATAATCTATTATCACTCCGTACACAATTGGAGCAGTATGTAAAAACCGGAGACGCATCTATCAAAGATTCCATTGAGAACACTATTAATAATCTTGATGGTTCTGTTGTTGATTTGCAAGCTGCAGGGTTGGATATGCGCGAAAGCGTATATAATTCTACAACAGGAGACTGGATAAATGTAGCAGAATTAATTGGAGGTATTTTAGAAGCCTCAGACAGAATAAGCGAAAAAGGTTATGAAATTCCAAAGGCATTAGGAGATAGTATTGAAGATAATAAATCTTACATTACTAATTCAATGAATGATGCTACAGCAGAACTAATTGATGAAACGGAATTTGCGAAAAATAAACTTATTGAACAGTCAAATTCTGCATTTTCAGGCGCAAATGAAATGGAGCTCAGATTTAGAGAAGCCTTTGGCGGAATAGAACAAGGATTTTCTAACACGGAAAATGCTCCTGAAGAACTAGGAACTAAAATTGATGATGTCAACACAAAACTGGATACAGCAAAGCAAACCGCTAGTGATTTTGGTGTTGAATTGGATAAGCTACCAAACGAAGTCACGATTGATGTTAAACTAAACGTGCCGAATATACCTTCCGTATTACAACCACAAGACTTTGTCGGGCCAATCAAACGGAGTTATGCCCGCGGAACACAGGGCGCGCCCGGCGGGCCCGCTGTTGTAAACGATGGTAACGGCCCGGAGCTGATTGAGGGCAAGGACGGCAGCTTCAAAATGGTGCAGTCTAAAGGTGCGGCCTTAACATGGCTTGACCGCGGCGACAGGGTTTACACCGCGGAGCAAACGCGCTCTTTAATGCGGCGCGTTCCTCACTATGCAAATGGGATTGGCAACGGCGGAGCTTATTCCGGAACGGTGGAAATTACCTCTTTTATTGATAAGGTGCCGGAGGCCTTTGACAAGGCTATGGACGAGTTAGAGCTGCGGCGTGATTTGGACGTGTTAGACGAGGAGCAATATTATGCCGAGCTGGACGCGCTTAAAGACAAGTATTTTGCAAAGGGTTCTGACAAGTGGTGGGAGTATGAAAAAGAAATTTACAACCACCGGAAAGAGACGGCGGAAAAGGCAGCAGAGGAAGCTGCGGAGGCGGAACTTGACGAGATAGAGCGCAGGCACGACTTAGGGCTTTTGTCTGAACATGCATATATTGACGAATTAACCGCTTTTCGCGATAAATATTATGCCGAGGGCACGGAAGAGTTTGTCGAAATGACAGACAAAATCAACGATATTAACCGTCAAAATGAGCTGGATATGATGCAGTATGGTTTGGATATTGGATTGCTCACAAAGCGGCAGTATTATGATAAATTGACGGAATACCGGGACAAGTATTTTGCTGTTGGCTCCAAAGACTGGCTGGAATATACCAAAGAGATATATCAGTATCACGTTGACGGAATTAAGGCCGCTTATGATGAACTTGCGGAATATGCAAAAGAACAGCTTGCCGACATTGAGGCCAAACAGGAAACGCTGACGCAAAAGCTTGCGGACGACGCCTCGTTTTACCGCACCGTTACCATTAAAAATGCCTATGAAGACGGCTCTGACATGGTGTTTAAGGAGCTGAAGGACTGGGCGCCCGACATTGAAAAATTAAAACGCTACAATGACGCTTTAGATGCGGCGAAGGAGCGCATTCTCTCCGGCGGGTTTGATGAGAAGTATGCCAAAAAGTTTATCGACAAACTGATGGAAGAATCTGTTGAAGACGGAACGGAGCTTGCGGAGTTACTGGCCTCTGCCTCTGACGAGGAATTTAAAAATCACTTAGACGGGTTTGCAGAATATCAGAAGTTGTCTGAAAGTACAGCCGCGCATCAGTATGAAACGGAAACAGAGGACGCTAAGAAAGCGATTGATGCGATTGAAAAAGAGTGTGAAGTAACAATTAGCGCCGTAAAAGAACTGTTTTTTGGCAGCTTTACGGAGGCTTTGGAGGAGGCCGGTCTTGTTGTGCCGGATGGATTTTTTGACGTGGGAGAGAAAAGTGCAGAAGAATTCGAGAACGGTTTTTCCGGCAGTATTGAAGAGGCTTATCAAAAGATTAAAGAGCGGTTTAATTTTGATGTTGTCGGCGGTTTGGCAGTTGTCGGTGACGGCGCGACGACGACCTACTCCACGTTTGCGCCGGTTTACAACTTTAACGTCGCCGGCGAGACCACGGCGCAAATGATACAGGCCGCCGAGGCGGCGTCTGAGCGCAATAAACTTTCCGGGGGGTATTGATATTGATACTTACATACAAAAACGAGCACGGCACAATTCGGTTGGCGGGAGGCTGCAAAGAGAATGCGTGGCGCGTGACGGAGATTACCGGCATTGGGTTTCCGAAACGGAATTTTACCTACAACACCTATGCAGGGGTTTATGGACAGGAGCTTGCCTCTGTGTCTATCCCCTCCCGCACCATAACCATTTCCGGGGATATTTCAGCGAATGCACAAAAAGCTCTGCCCATGCATCTTGCGGCTAAGATTTTAAACGCAGACGGCGAGCTATCCCTGCAGACCGGCCGTAAGGCCCGGCGGGCCAAAGTGCGTACGCTGTCGTTTGAGGTGCAGGAGCGTAAAATGGCGTATAAAACATTTGTTTTGCAGCTGGAATCGGACAATCCGTATTTTTGGGGGCCTGCCCCGCTCTCTTACAGTGTTTTTAGCCGCCAGAACCTTTTAAAATCGACCTTTACGCTGCCTTGTGTGTTTTCCCGGCGTAATATGTCGGCAACGGTAATAAACAGCGGTGACGCGGAATGCGAGCCTGTTTTAACCATATTTAAGCCGGAGCAAAGCGAGGTTTTGGAAAGCGACACGCTTATCATAAAGAACGAGGCAAACGGGGCTGTCATTACGCTGAACCACATTATGCAGCCCGGCGAAACGGTAACGGTGGACATTCCAAACCGCACAATTGTTTCAGACAGCTCTGGCAGCATTTTACAGGAAATATCAGATGACACGGTGTTGCGTTCATTTGTGCTTTTGACTGGGAAAAACCAGGTATCCTGTGTAAGCGGAGATGCTTCCCTTGCTGTTGTATGCAAGTTTGAAACCCTGCACTTGGAGGCGTCGCATGATGAATGACATTCGGATTTATGACTACGAATTTAACCTTTTGCACATTGAGCCGGACGTTTTATCCGCCTACTGGATTTTAAACTACAACGACATTGGCACCTTTGAGGGCACGTTCCCGCTTTCTTCCGGTATTGCAGACGTTGTAATGAAAAATAAGTACTTAATTTTGGTGCAGGGAGAGCACCAGGCCCTTGTTACGGCCTATCTTGCCGATAAAGTATTAACGGTTTACGGAAAAACGCCCAACTGGATTTTATCCCGCCGGACATATCCGGCTTTTAAGACTTCTGAAATGACGGATTTGCCCGACCTTAAAATCGGCACAATTGTCACGCATATTGTGTCAGACGCTTTTGCGGACGTAGAAAATTTTACGTGTGCTGACCTTACAAATGTTGAGACGGAGGAACATTTTTGGCGAAACACACGGAATGCTGTGTCTGACATTGTGAAAGAGGGGCTGAGTGAATATTCTCTTGGTCACAGGGTACGGCTGGATATACCAAATAAAAAGTGGATTTTTGAGGTGTATGCAGGAGAGGAGCTCCCCCTGATTGTGTCGGAAGCAAACCGTAATTTAACAAAGGTGTCTGTGTCGGACGACGCGCAGAGCTTTTTTGACGCCGGCTGGTATTGCCGGGAGCTGGAAGACAAGGGGGAATGGGACGCCTCGGGGACACTGCCGGGGAAAGGCCCCGAAAACTACGGTACCTACTACACCATTAAAAACGACGAGGAAACGGGGTCTAAAAAATACCCGAACGGGTCTTATCTGGTGTGCACGGACAAAGATTTCGGCGCATGGCGCGTATGCTCGGAGCTGCCGGAACTGGAAGAGAAGATTTTAGGCAGTCTTTCCGGGATTTACAGCTGGGACACTTCCCTTTCCGGCGCAACGGAAGCCGAGGCAAAGACGGAGCTTAGCAAAAAGCTTTGGTCTCACGAGGTAAAGGGCGAGGCGTATCACTTAAAGTATAGCAAAGATTATCATTTGGGAGATATGTTCCGCGTACAGGTACAAAAAGGCACTTTTGCAGAAACGGCTTTAAAAACGGTTTCCGGCGTAGAAATTTGGTGGGAAAGCGGCAACATCGGCGAGAAATTAAAGTTGAAGGAGGATTAGCATGTCATATAAGTTTGGATTTGCGGACAATGAAACGTATAACGCGTCGGACGTTAACAAGATTACAAGCCGTTTGGTATCGTCAGGGGTCTCTGACTCGTTTGAAAACGGAAAACCGTACAACCTGTCACAGTTTAATACCGCAGGGGCGCTTATCTACACGTCCGGCGCGGTGCCGGAGACGGTGAATACGCTGAAAGTAGTATCTGCCAGCGACGGCAAGGTGCGTATCAATCCCGGCACGGCGTTTTTTGCAGACGGCTCGACAATTGAGGTTGAGGCCGGGGGGCATGAGCTGGAATTTGTGCCTGGCGTTAAAAATTATGTGTATTTAAAAAACGATTTAGTCGCGTCAAACACGTCTTATCCGGTTTGCGCGGAAAGCGAGCCAACGGGCGATTTTGTCCCATTGGCGGAAATATCAGAGGCCGGGGAGATTACGGACAAGCGCGTTTATGCAAAAGGAAAGCTGCCGGGGTATGCGTCTAATGCATTTTACGCAATAGAAATTGCGGACGGTTTGAACATGAAACATGGCGAAACCATTACCAAAACCTACGACGCGGGCAGTAATACCTATCGGTTTTTGATGTCTGTTAATATGAATGCCGGGCGTGAGCTATTAGGAGTGCACAGCTTTTCCGATTCCAAGTACCTTTCTTATTTTGGCATAGGCACGGGAAGCCGTGGCGGTACGATTGAATTAACACTGTATAAAGGGGCTATCGACCGCGCCACAGCTACGGTGTCGCTTTTAAGCGGCGTGCTTACGGTAAACGTGCATTACAGCAGCGATTCAGGCGGGACAAGCTCCGGAAATCCGGTATATGTGCCGTATACGCTATATCTGTTTTAGGAGGTTTAAAATGATTACGTACAAGCTTAAAATTAACTTTCAGGAGGCCCGCATACTAAATTCCGACATGGAGTTTGTCACGGGTGATATTGGGGCGTATCGGTTGGAATGCGAGTTTTACGACAATGGAAAGCGGTATGACGTGACCGACAAGCTATTAACCGTAAGGGCAAAACGGGCGGACGGCGTGCGTTACACTGCAAACGGCGCGATTGTGGATAATATCGGCGTGTTTGTACCTAAAAACAATATTTACGCCGTGCCGGGCGATTTGTGCTTGGAAATTGCGTTGTCGGACAGTGCCGGAAATTATGTGACGACAAAAATCATTACTGCGTCGGTAATTGACGGGATTGGTGATGTTGCCAACGGAGCGCAGGACGACGTGTCTATCTACGTGACGCTGCTTGCGCAGATAAAAGCGCAGATTGACGAGGCGAACAAGCTGGTAGACCGCGCAAATCTGTCTATCGACAGTCACACAGGCGACAAAGCCAACCCTCACGGTGTGACAAAGGCGCAGGTGGGGCTCTCCAACGTGGACAACACAAAAGACACGGATAAGCCGGTGAGCACGGCTGTGCAAGCCGCGCTCAATTTAAAGGCCAACGCGGCGGACGTTTATACGAAGGCGGAGATTAACAGCAACTATACCGATAATTACGGATTGGGTGTGCTGCTGGATGAAAAAGCATATAGCACAGATGTTGCAGACGACATTTTAAACGCACAAAAGCACGTTTTAAATCTGCTGTCCGGGCGGCTGTTGTATAAGGGTGAGGTTGAGGCGTTTGCAAATCTGCCGACAGGCCGGGAAAATTGTGACTGTTACCGGTTAAAAACCGGGTGTATGTTTAGTAACGACACGCACAGCGGATTGATTACCGGCAATTTCAGCGATTTTTTTGAGGATTTGTTTGGAGACGGAGAATATTTTAACGCTTATCCACTGTACACAAATACCAGTTATTCGGGATATTTTTCCGCCGCTGACGACGCTGCATCCTACCACATTACCTATATATATGACCGATTTGGGAAATACATTTACAGTATGGCTGGTGACACCGCGTCTGGGTGGCCGAAATCTGATTTTGCGCCTCTTATGACAGGCGATGACACGGTTGCCTTTTACATTGCGCCGGCGCAGACCACATTTTACACCGTTGGCAATTTGGGGCTGGTGTTTAATTATAATTTTGATTGGTACCCTGTAGCTGACGCGGGGTGGATAAAACGGGAGTTTGGCGACATTGAGTCGGCGTTAGACGGTATTTTGGCCATTCAGAACACTTTAATTGGTGGTGAAAGCGAATGAGCATAGCAG